GGAAGAAGTTTATGGGTGAGCAGGCTAACCCTGCGGACTCTATCTCCTACACGGTTCCCCAAGTTGTTACTCCGGCCGGCGGGTATGCTATTGGCTCGCTTCAGGACTATATGGGGCTGCCGACTGTCGGGCAGGTTGGTGGCGGCGCCACTGTTTCCCATTCGGCCCTATTTGCGCGGGCGTATAACCTGATTTGGAATGAGTGGTTCCGTGATGAGAACCTTCAGAATTCCGTTGTTGTTGATCTTGATGACGGTCCGGACACTTATTCGGATTACACGTTGCTGCGTCGCGGTAAGCGCAAGGATTATTTCACGTCTGCTTTGCCCTGGCCCCAGAAGGGTACTGCGGTCAATCTTCCTTTGACGGGTAATGCTCCTGTCAAGTATGACCATTTCTCGGGCGGCTCTACCGGTGACGGTAAGTTCTCTGTTGCTTATAACGATGGTAGCGGTATTGGTCAGTTTGGCTACGGCAATACCATGGGTGCGCATACCGGTGCGACGTCTTATGGCGGCGCTTTTAACATGGTTGCTGACCTTTCGGCTGTTACTGCTGCGACTATCAATGAGCTTCGTCAGTCGTTCCAGATTCAGAAGCTTCTTGAGCGTGATGCTCGTGGTGGCACTAGGTATACCGAGATTGTTCGGGCTCACTTTGGTGTTGTTTCTCCCGATGCTCGTTTGCAGCGTCCTGAGTACCTGGGCGGCGGTTCTACGCCTATTAATATCTCTCCTATTGCTCAGACTACCGCCACGGGGATTACTGGCGGCGGTACGCCCCTGGGTAGTCTTTCGGCCATGGCCACGTTTGTGGCTAATCGTCATGGTTTCACCTATTCGGCTACTGAACACGGGATGATCATCGGGCTCGTCTCGGTTCGTGCTGACCTGACTTATCAGCAGGGCTTGCATAAGATGTGGTCTCGCTCTACTCGATATGATTTTTATTTCCCGGCGTTCGCCATGTTGGGCGAACAGGCGGTTCTTAATAAGGAGATTTATTGCGATGGATCGGCTAATGACTCAGCTGTGTTCGGTTATCAAGAACGTTGGGGAGAGTATCGTTTTGGCCAGGCTAAGATCACGGGGCTATTTCGTTCTACGGCCGCAAGTACTATCGACCCTTGGCATTTGGCCCAGAAGTTCACGTCTCTTCCGACGTTGAATTCAACGTTTATCCAGGATACGCCGCCGGTCTCTCGTGTTGTTGCTGTTGGTTCGTCGGCCAATGGTCAGCAGATTCTTTTCGATTCGGTGTTCAAGGTTCGGTCTGCTCGCCCGCTTCCGATGTTCTCCGTTCCTGGTCTTATTGATCATTTCTGATGTTGAATCGTTTGTTCTATAACGTTTTCATTTCTTGTCCGGATCCCGCGTGTTGTCCCTGCGGGTGTTCGGGTTTTTTTCATAACTTGGTCGTTTACCTGCGTTGGAGGTTTTATGGATTTCGCGTCGGCGGCTCTAGCGATAGCGCCTAGTATTATTGGGGGCATTTTTGGCTCACAAGGCCAAGAAGAAGCCAATTCTGCCAATAGGGCAATGTCCCAGGCTCAGATGGACTTTCAGGAGCGCATGTCTGGCACGGCTTATCAGCGTGCCGTTAAGGATATGCAGGCGGCCGGTCTTAATCCCATGCTGGCGTATTCGCAGGGGGGTGCTTCTACTCCGGCCGGTTCTACCGCTGTTATGGGTAATAAGAATGCGGCCGCTGTTTCTTCCGGAATGGCTGCGCTTCAGTCTGCCAATATAGTTGCCCAGAATAAGTTGCTTGATGCCCAGGTAGACAACACTAAAGCGGATACGCTTAACAAGGTTACGCAGAATCCGGCGATCGCCGGCTCTGCCCGTTCTGCTGACGTTAACGCGACTATGTTGGAGCGTCAGCTTGAACAATATGAGATCGAGCTTTCCCGGGCTGTTTCTACCTATCGGCAGCAGCGTGACAATGAGCAGTTGACGTTGATGCAGCGGCAGGCTGCGGATCAGACTTTCCAAGAGCGTTTGGCCCAGATTCGGGCCGAGTCTCGGTCTGCTGTTACCAAGGCCCAGTTGCTTGGGCTTGATGTTCCGGAAGGGTTGGCGTATGCCGATTTCTATAAGTCAGCGGCTGGTAAGGCCAAGCCCTATACGGATTATGGTTTAGATTCTGCTTCTCGTTTTATTACTGGCGTCGGTCAAGTTGGCCGCGCTAAACGTTTATTTGAAAAGTGAGGATATTATGATGTCTGCTCCTTTTGTTCGCTCTCCCTATAACTATGATACTAACGCCGCCTCTGACGAGTCAGGGCTTAATTGTCTTGATCCGTCGCTTGCGCAGCAATATGCGCGTGGTGAGACTGATATTAATGCCATTGTGAAGCGGTTTAATCTTACGGGAGAGCTTCCCGCGGGTCTCGCGGTTCCCCAATATGGGGATTTCTCTGAGGTTGTTGACTACCATACTGCTTTGAATATGGTTATTAAGGCGGATCATGCCTTTATGGCGCTTCCCGCCGATGTTCGCAATCGTTTTAACAACGATGCGGGTTTGTTTGTCGACTTTGTTTCCAATCCTGCTAATCAGGCTGAGGCCGAAAAACTTGGGTTGACGGTTGGCATTGGAAAAAGGGACCTGGGCGGGCCGGCGCAGCCGGTCAGCCAGGAGGCAAGCCCGCAGGGCGCGGCAGTTGACGTCTCGGCTATTAGGGCCTAGAGTACGGCTTAGCACACTTACTTTACTTGATGTAAGTGTGCTAGGTGACACCATTTCATACATAGGAGTCCATCATGTTTGTTAAGCGTTCTGCTGTTCGTAAGGGCAAGTCTGCGTCTAAGTTTCGCCGCAATGTCGGCAAGACTAAGGCCGTGAATGTTCGTGCTGCTCCCCAGCGCGGCGGCTGGCGGCTGTAATGTGCCTTGCTACCATCCCCTGGACGCGTGGAAGCGTCCTGACGGTGGAATAGTCTTTTACGAAGGGAAAAGTGGTGGGGGTCCTTCTCTTGCTTTGCCTTGTGGTCGCTGTGTTGGGTGTCGCCTTGAACGTTCACGGCAGTGGGCAACGAGGATTATTCACGAGTCAAAATCTCATGACTTTAATTCTTTCGTTACTCTTACTTATCGTCCTGAGTCTTTACCTTCGGGCGGATCTCTCCATTACCCCGATTTCCAGCGTTTCATGAAGCGGCTGCGTAAACAATTCGGGAAGGGTATCCGTTTTTATATGTGCGGTGAGTACGGAGAAGAGCTAGATAGGCCCCATTTCCATGCGTGTCTCTTCGGTGTTGATTTTTCTGCTGATCGTTCTCTCTGGTCTAATCGGAATGGTTTTCGCTTATACCGTTCTCCTACCTTGGAAGTTCTTTGGCCTTTTGGGCATTCTGTGATCGGTGAGCTTAATTTCGAGACTGCTGCTTATACTGCTCGCTACGTCATGAAAAAGATCACGGGCTCCCAGGCTGATAGTCACTATTCCAGGTTGGATCCTGATACCGGTGAGGTGTCTTTTCTTGAGCCTGAATTTAATCGTATGAGTCTTAAGCCTGGGATTGGTGCTCGTTTTCTCGACGAGTTTTCCTCGGATGTTTACCCTGGTGATTATGTTGTTGTTAATGGCAAGAAATCAAAGCCTCCTAGATATTACGATAAGCGCTTTGATGCTGTTTCTCCGGACGTCATGTCGGAGATTAAAGCGGGCCGTGAATTAGCGGCCTATGAAGGTCGTGCAGACCAGTTGCCCGCGCGGCTTGCCGCTAAAGAAGCGGTTGCCGTTGCGGGCCTTTCTCTTCTTGGAAGGAATAAATTATGATTATGGTCGTCGTTTCTATTCGTGATCGTGCTTCGGGTTGTTTCTCTCGTCCTGTCTTTACCCAGTCTGAGGGCACCGCTATTCGTTCCTTTGGTGATGAGGTTAACCGTGATGGTCCGGATAATGAGTTGCGTAAGCATCCGGAAGATTTTGATCTTTACTGCGTTGGTGCGTTTGATGATTCGTCGGGTGCTTTCATGTCTGAGGACCAGCCCCGGCTTTTGATTAAGGGTGTTCAGTCGATTGTTCGGGAGGCTTGATCATGTTTCGTAATAAGAGTGTTTCTCAGCATCAGTTTGCGATGATTCCGAACTCGGATATTCCGCGTTCTTCGTTTAATCGTGAGTCGACGCATAAGACTGCGTTTGATGCTGGTTACCTGGTTCCGGTGTTTGTTGACGAGGTACTGCCAGGGGATACTATTAACTTGGATATGACAGCGTTTGGCCGTATGGCTACTCCGTTGTTTCCTGTCCTTGATAATCTTCACCTGGATTCGTTTTTTTTCTTCGTCCCGAATCGTCTTGTCTGGTCGAACTGGAAGAAGTTTATGGGTGAGCAGGCTAACCCTGCGGACTCTATCTCCTACACGG